TTAAAGCCCCAAATCCTTTTTGATTTTTAAACGAGTGCCTTCAGGAATTTCTTTTTTCCCGTGGTTAGGGAAAACAGTCTTCTTACCGTTAAATTCAATAATCATATGTGATCCCTTACCTTTACGCACAAAGATAACTCCCTGTGCAATTAGCCATCGTTTAAACTCGTTGAAGCTCATAAGCTACCCCTTGTTTAAACACATGATAATTATAGGACAAATATGTCCTATTCTCAAGGGTTTTATGAGACATTTTTGTCTTATTTTTCTTTGGCCGATAGATAAAAAGAAAGCCCCTTATTTAAGGAGCTTTCTTTTATATACGGAACTTTCACGCCAAATGTATTCTTTACCTTCAATTATTATTCGATCAGTACCAATAATTTTAAATAACTTACCATTGGTACTTGAGAGAGTTTTGAAATAGCCCTCATTGTCTAATGTAACTAAAGCTAAGATAGGTAAACTATCGTTTTTGTCCGTTTCATAAAGGTATGTAAATTCAACACTCATGGCATAGGTTTATTGAGACTTTTTCAAATCATATTCTTTAAAGCGAATTAATTCTATGCCTGTTAATTCATTAATCTGTGATAAACGAGTTTGTAATGGCATGATCTCATTGTGGTAGAAAACATCTGCAGCATCCATGACAGAACCGAAACCGCCAGTATTATTCGGAACGATCCCCATGAGTTGAGGGGGAATTCGAAGTGCTGCAAGTACATCATCACGCGTGATTGATTTAATGTTTGCGAAATCATCTTTTGCCGCTATTTCAGATACGGGAATGATCTGAATACCGTCCTTCTTTCCGTTAGGGCTGTAAAAGAATAAGTTACGGAAGTTACCCGGCCCTTTACTGTTTTTTAAAGCTTCACGCAAATTATCAATATCTTTAGGATCATTAGCTGGGTCGTTTACATACATGATGAATCCAGCATGGCTACCATTGTTATAGTATTTACGACGAAATAAAGTTGCTGACTCATTAAGCCATGCACTTTGTAGTGTAGCGATGTATTCAGGTTTGCCATAAATCTCCTGATCGATATCGGATTCTCTTACATGAGTAATTCGTCCTTCAGGAAATTCATATTCTGAATAACCGTGATGATCATTCGTAATCATGAAATAGCGGTTATCTTCACCAACACGCATATATTTTGAGAGACTTGGCTTAAATTGTATTGTGCGCTTTGTAACTGATCTGATCTCTTCAAGATAAAGATTTCCTGACCAAATAAAATCAAAAACGACTTGTTCAAAAGCAGATCGGCTTAAAAGAGGGTGGGGCTTAAATAAATTTACAAGGAAGTTACGTTTATAAATAATTCCACTTGAAAGATAGGGGGTGGAACTGAATGATTTTGATAATCCAGCAAGACTTACCGCAGGTTCATACCAGCGTCCGTTAAACCAACACTCCATATATTCGGATAATTCACTACCTGATAAAACAGGTACAGGATCACCAAAAGTAAAGGCTTCTGTACGACCAATAGGTTTAGCTGATTGGAATTGAGTTGATATGACATTGAAGGCACTTTTTAAAAGATGAATGGGTTTCATTGGTAAATCTCCAAAATTGATGTATTTGAAACGGTTGCGCCTTCTAACGGCTCGTTATAAATGGCATGCATGAGTGCCCAAGCTAGATCGGCATGGCCAATTTCTTCAGATCGGCCAGCTGTGAATGTCATTTGTCGTTGACTTGCCGTAAGCGTCTTTTTGATGCTCATAAGTGATTGAGCAATATCTGTATGACCTGCGTCGAATTCCAATCGACCATTTCGGATAACATCGAGTGTTTTTAAAACAAGCTGGGTTTTGACTTCAGGGCTATAGCTAAAGGTCGTTAGGTTCGGGAAGAATTGACGGACCAATTGGGCAACACCAGTACCCATACCTGTGGTGTCTAAACCGATATAGGTGACGTTGTATCGCAGGGTAATTTGTCGGATTTGTTCTGCTTGAGCTTTAAAGTCCATGCCACGGAATTGGTGGCGCTCTAAGGTACGGAATTTGCCATTAGCAACAGATGGAGGCGCTACTACTACAAGACCAGCACTATCGCCTGTCTCAGCTGGGTCATAACCCACCCAAACTGGACGACTGGCGAGGGGGCGAGCATGGAATGGTTTATAATCATCAGCCCATGCTTCCCAGCTATCAACCATACATGCTTGCAGCATATTTAAAGGGAATATTGAAGCGCCATCATCAATGAATTGACACATCAATAAGTTGGCAAACTCTTCAGCTGAGTATTCGAAACGAAGCTCATCAATATCGAATAAATCACAGCCGCCATTTTCCGCATCAAGAATTGTAACGATCTGTCGCCAAATTTTGTCTTCACAATATCGACCACGTTTTAACGCATCATGAGAGACATCAATATTTAAACGCTGGTCTTTAGGTCTGCCTCGGTTATAGCGTTCACCAGTCCAAAATGCATAGGCTTGGTGTGCCATCGTTGATGGGGTAGAGAAATAGGTTTTGCGCCATTTCTTATGCATGGCCATACCTGACGCGACTTTGTTTAGTTCATTAAATCCATACGTCCAGAAAAATTCGTCGAAATAAAAATTACCGTGGTGGCCTTGAGCTGTTCGGGCATTCGTACCCAAGAAAGTGAGATTTGCTTGGTTATTACCTATGATGATTGGATCACCTTTAAGCTCCACCCCCGTATGTTCAAAAGCAAATTGTTGAATATAAGTTTTGAAAATATGCGCTTGAGCTTTTGATGCAGATAAGAAAATCTGATTGCGGCCAGTTTTAAGCGCATCAATAAATGCCTCACGTGCAAAGTAATAAGTTGCCCCGATTTGACGACTTTTTAGAATTGCACGTGTACGTTGATTGCCAGCTCGATACCAGTCCCATTGGTAGTCGTAGAGATTTTCCTCAAATGCAGTAATAAGGATCTCGACCTCTTGTTCCGTAAATGTGTTTGGTTTTTTCTGCTTTTTGGCAACCGCATTACGATTTTGAATATTTGGATTTAGGTCTGATTCTTTGCCTGTATCTCGGTAACGCTCAATTCTGGCCAGTCGTTCCAACTCCCTCATTAAGAGGTCGACTTCCTTCATGTCACCGCTTGATTTTTTGTTTTTAAAAATGAGTGTAATGAGGCGGGCTTCAATAGCTTGAGCCACACGGTTTTCAGGTTTAGTTTTTTCCCATTCGTCGCGGGTTTTCCATGCCTGAACTGTTCTTTCATTTTCATCAAGAACTTCGGCAATTTCGCTGATTTTCCAGCCACACCAATAAAGAAATTTTGCTTTCAGTCGATTGTCGAGAAACAAATTGACATTTGCTAGTTGTGAAAATTCATTCATATCCAATGTCTGCTATTTATCTGCTGCAAACATTGGCAGTACATGCTTTTAGATTCAGCCTTAGTGAGTTGTAAACCGTTGAATTACAACTGACACTCGTTGCGACGACATAGTCACATTGCCCATTCTGCACCTATCGAAATTGCCCGAACTCCAATTTTCAAAGGTAAATGCAGCATGAGCAGCAAAGAGCAGAAACCAAAAAAATTTAAATCAAAGTGGTTCCGTATTGCCACGGCAGGGGATACCACAGATGGTCGTGAAATTCAGGAAAACTGGATTCAAGAAATTGTCGAAACTTATAACCCACAAACTTACGGTGCGCGTATTAACGTCGAACACATCCGTAGCGTTTTTCCTGATAGCAGCTTTGGTGCTTACGGGGATGTTGTAGCTGTTAAAGCTGAAAAGGTTGAGGTTAACGGTGAAAAAAAACTAACCCTGTTTGCCCAGATTGAACCAAATGAAAATTTGATTGAACTCAATAAGCGTAAGCAAAAAATTTATACGTCAATTGAAGTTAATCCAAATTTCGCTAACACGGGTAAAGCTTATCTCGTGGGGTTGGCAGTCACTGATAGCCCAGCATCATTGGGTACCGATATGTTGCAGTTCGCTGCAAATGCAGAAGTAAATCCTCTTGAAAGTAAAAAACAGCATAAAGACAACCTGTTTACAGCTGCAATTGAAGCTGATCTGGATTTTGAAGAAGTTGCAGAACCAAAAGTTTTCGGTGCTGGCTTAGTCGAATCAGTGCGTAAGCTGTTCAAAAAACAAGAACAACAAGACCAAGCAACAACTGAATCTTTCAGTAATCAGGAACAAGCAATTCTTGAAATTGCCCAACAAGCTGCCGATCAGGGGGCCGAGGTAACAGAGCTTCAAAATTCCTATAAAGAGCTTCAGCAAAAGCATGAGCAGTTGGCCAACGATTTTTCAGAACTCAAAGAAAAGCTCGACGGCACTCCAGACCAACCATCCCGTCCAAAAGCCTCTCGTTCTTCATTCTCTGAATTAGATGAAGACGTCGATTGTTAAGTCACTAATATTTAAAAAGTTATTGAGTAGTAATTATGCGTCCAGTTACCCGTAAAAAATATAATGCAGTAATGTCGAAATTAGCCGAATTAAACGGTGTAGAGACAGTCGAGAAAAAATTTACTGTAGAACCATCAGTTCAACAAAAGCTTATTGATCATATTCAAGCTTCATCAACTTTCTTACAACGTATCAATATCCATGTGGTTCCTGAACAATCAGGTGAAGCTATTGGCTTAGGTATCACTCGCCCAATTGCATCGCGTACCAATACTAATGTGGGTGAGCGACAAGCATCAGATCCTACAGCTTTAGACAACCGTTTTTATTTCTGCCGTAAAACAGATTTTGATACCGCCATCAAATATCAAAAGCTAGATCAATGGGCGAAGTTCAAAGACTTTTATTCACGTCTTCGTGGTGTAATTGTTAAACGTCAAGCACTTGACCGTATCATGATCGGCTTTAACGGTGTTTCAATTGCTGCGGATACTGATATTGTTGCGAATCCACTTTTGCAAGATGTAAACAAAGGTTGGTTACAGAAGCAACGTGAAGAAAATAAGAGTCGAGTATTAAAAGAAGGCGCAACTGCAGGCAAGTTAACAATTGGTAAAGATGGCGATTATAAAAACCTTGATGCATTAGTCATGAATCTTGTTGATGAAATGATTGATGAAGTTCATCAAGAAAATCCTGATTTGGTTGTTATTTGCAGTCGTAAGCTTCAATCAGACAAATATTTCCCATTGGTCAATAAAGATCAGGAAAACTCAGAAAAATTAGCTGCTGATATTATTATCAGTCAAAAAAGAATGGGTAATTTGCCTGTTTATGCAGTTCCATTTTTCCCTGAAAACTGCCTTCTTGTGACGACCTTTGACAACCTTTCTATTTATGTTCAGGAAGGTGGCCTACGTCGTACAGTCATTGACAACCCTAAACGCGACCAAATTGAAAACTATGAATCTTCAAATGAAGACTATTACATTGAAGATCTCGGTCTTGCGGCAATGGCTGAAAACATTGAAGTGCTTGCGGGGTAACGTGCATGAACTTTGCCCGTCAACATTTTCGTAAACATCAAGCTAAATCTGCAGCTGAACAAGCTGCAGAGTTCGGCAGTATGAAAAATGCAACGGCATACGAACTGCAACTTATGCAGCTCAACAATGACCGCGCCCGCTTGAAGCAGATCCAATCAACTGAAAATAAGATCAAACTGAAAGCAGAGTTACTGCCTACTTATGCCCCATACATCGATGGCATTTTGGAAGCCCAAAGTGGCGTACAAGATGAGATTCTCACTGAAATGATGATCTGGAATATTGATACATCTAATTTCAGCCGAGCATTACAGATTGCGGAATATGTTCTGGTTCACAACTTAGCATTACCAGACCGTTTTGAACGTACACCAGCTTGTGTCATCACAGAAGAAATTTCTGCAGCATTCCTTAAACAGCTTAAAACGAATGTTGGAATTGATATCGATGTGCTGAAGCAACTCGAAAGTTTAATGACCAATCCAGATTTACCAGAGAAAACTCTGGATATGCCAGATCAGGTCAAAGCCAAGATGTATTTAGCTTTAGGTAAGGCTGAAATTCGTCTTATCAGCGATAAGGATAAGCCTGATCTTGTCCATACAAAAGCAGCTGCAGATTATTTGCAAAAAGCAGTTGAACTTGATGACAAATGTGGTGGCCGTGGGGATTTGAATATGGTTCAAAAACTCCTTGATAAATTTGCCCCAGCCACTGAAGCCAATAAGGGTGATGCAGCTGCATCATCATAACGAGTGCCCACGCACCGCACTGGCGAACAATGGTAGTGATCAACTGACACAGTAAATCTTCACCGAGCCATTGTTCCCACCAGTGCTTTAAAGATTGGGGAGCAATATGAGTTTTGTCGCAAGCGGTAATACTACACCGTCAAAAATTACGATCAGTAGTAGTGATTTTTTTCCAAGTATTTCACTTGATGAAATTCGAGATTTTGTTCGTATTGATGGGGCAGTGACTGATGCCCGTTTAAAGCAAGTTACTTTAGAAGAAATTATCGATGTCAATCGCTTACTTTCGAGTTTAGTAACAATGGCATCTAGTCTAGCTGATTTGGCCACAGGGCAGGTTGATGGAAAGCCTGATACAGAAATTCTGTATTTTTCTGCTATTTCGAATGGTGTTGCCGCAAAAGTTAATGAGCAATATCGCAGTTACGACACAAGTGCTGCGGGTAATAAAAATGCAAAAGAATTAACTCCAACGATTGATGAATGCCGACGAAATAAGCAATGGGCCATCAAACAATTACTAGGTCAAACTCATACGACGGTTGAATTGATATGAACACAGTTAGATCAATTCAGAATGACACTATCGACCTAATTTGTTGGCGTTATTACGGCCGTTCTCTTGGTGTTGTCGAGAAAGTTTTAGAAGCAAATCCAAAACTGGCAAGCATAGGCGCAATTCTACCCATTGGTACTGAAGTCAATTTACCTGAATTATCGGCTCCTCAACAAATTACACAATCTATCCAGTTATGGGACTAAATATGCCAGAACCAACTTCAACTACAGCTGCAACAACAACCAGTCTCGCAGCGGTTTCATTATTACCCTTTATCAATGGTAATGCCTTGCTTGGCGCTGTATTAGGCGCAGCGTTTGTGGCTTATCTCGAAAAAGACCTTAGTGCAAAACAACGCATCGTATTCATGTTGTTATGTGTTGGCTTTGGTTATTTACTTGGACCTGAAATTACAAGCCGAACTCAGTACATCAGCAGTGATGCAACGGCATCAATGGTTGCGGCCATTTTTGCAATTTACATCCTGATCAAACTACTTGATTGGGTCAAAAACTCTACTCTTGCTCAGCTCTGGAAAACTTTTCGAGGAGGAGGTAACTCATGATCTTAGTTCAAATCGTCGCTGTGCTTTGTTATTTGTTCTGTGGCTTCCGAATCCTTAGTTTTGAGCGCACGGGGCATCATAAAGGTTTTGCTTGTCTTGCAACGGTACTAGTAGCAAGTTTCATTGGGCAAGCAGTTTATATCGTGTTTTTTAAAGAACCGGTCACAGTATGGGATGCTATTTTAGCCATGCTGCTCACTCTTATCATCTATCGCACAAAAGGTAATGTAGCAAAAATCTGGAGTACATCATGATCTTAAAATTTGGCTCAAAAGGTACTGCTGTAGTTACTTTACAAAGACAATTAGCCGGTATGGGATATAAAGGCAAAACCGGGAAAGTATTAAGTATCGACGGTATTTTTGGTGAGAGCACGGAATATGCCGTAATCCAGTTTCAAAAAAAAGTTGGGCTGGTGACCGATGGTAAGGTCGGTGATAAAACACGTGAAGCTTTAGCTGGTAATGGCCTTGATAAATTACTTAAAAACTCTGATTACGTTAATGCAGCCAAGCGTTTAGGCGTACCGGAATTAGTCATCCGGGTATTCGGGGCAGTTGAGGGAGAAGGTGTCGGCTTTTTGAAAAATGGAAAGGTCAAGATCCTGTTTGAACGTCATCGGATGTATGAATATTTAAAACGATTCAAGGGCGATACTTTTGCTAAAAATCAAATGAAATTGGTACCTAACTTAGTAAATACTAAATCGGGTGGTTATCATGGTAATGAAGCTGAACATGTCCGTTTAGCATTAGCGAAACAGATCCATGAAGAATCGGCACTTATGTCGACATCATGGGGCCAATTTCAAATCATGGGTGAAAATTGGAAATCACTTGGTTATGAGTCTGTTTATGATCTTGTTGCACAAATGCAGGCAAGTGAGTCATTACAACTCGAAGCTTTTATTCGCTTTATTGAGTGGAAACCGGGACTCCTCGAGGCTCTAAAAAAACAGGACTGGAATACCGTTTTTACTTTATATAACGGTAAAAATTATAAGAAATTGGGTTATCAGGCAAAGTTCCAGAAAGAGTGGGATCACCTCGAGCCGATTTATGGTGAGGATCTAGCTGCATGAAAAAATTAAATGATCTTAGGGAACATTTATTAAATGCGGTGATTGAACTTCGTCGTGATCCAGATCGTTTACTTATTTTTGCTGATCAAGGTGCATTGAAATGCACCTTTGCTTCAGGGCTATCTTATGAATATGAGTACCAAGCTCAGCTTATATTGACCGATTATGCTGGTGATATTGATTCAATCGCTATTCCTTTATTTGATTGGATTCGTGTCAACCAGAGTGAGTTATTAGCAAATTTAGATCGGGTTAAGCAAGGTATCCATTTTGAAGCAGAGCTACTTGATAATAGAAAAGTGGATTTAGCTATTACTATTCCTTTAACTGAGCGGGTTATTGTCAAACGATCTCAAAATGGGATTATGCACATTGAAACTCCACCTGAACCCCAAGTTATAAAAATAGAACCCGGGCAAGAAGTCACTTTAATTGATAATGAAACAGGGCAACGCTTAGCGACTTGGATGTCTGCAGATATTCCTGATAGTTATGCTGTGGCCATGCCTTTGCCTAAAAGGGATTAATCATGGCAGATATGAAAGCTTTGGTTGATCATTTAGGGATTTTACTAAATCAACTTAGTGATAAAGAAAAACGTAAGCTCAGTATGGAAATTGGGCGTAAATTACGGAGAAGCCAAAGTAGCCGTATTTCTAATCAAAAAAATCCAGATGGAAGCCCATATCAACCAAGAAAAAAGCAGAAGATCCGGGATAAAAAAGGTCATATCAAAAATAAAATGTTTACCCGGATTAAAATGGCTCGATTCATGAAAGTTAAACAAGAACCTAACGGAGCCTCAGTTGGTTTCTTGGGAAATGTTGCGTTTATTGCCCAAGTTCACCAATTGGGTTTACGTGACCGTGTACACCGAAGAAAGAATAGTCCCGTTGTTAAATACCCAGCTCGTGAGTTACTTGGTTTTACATCAGAAGAAATTGAAATGATCGAGAATGATGTATTAAGCCATTTCTCCAAAATAAGCTAGTTTTTTATAAATATCAGTAATTTTGTTGATTTGAATCTTGTAATTAATCATCATTTTAAAACCTAAATTGATCTAATGAGATTATGAAAATTTCAAGATTCTTTTTTGCAAAGAATACATTTGTTCCGGCCGTGCACAGGCTTAATTTCCGTCTATCTAAAATAGTTAATAATCTTGATTCAAAGGTATTAGTAACTACTGAAGAGATCACTTATCTTCAAATCCGGGACCTTACAAAAGAGACGGAGGAATTGGTTTATAGCTTAGCTAAAGAAGACTATTTAGAAATCGTTTCGAAGAAAACACTCCCGTCCGACTAAGTTGTAATTTCCTCAATTACAACTCCCACCACATGCATTTCTAATCATGCTGCAACACGATTGCAGCATGAACATTTCAGAAATTTTACGTCGTTTAGAAAACATGATTAGGTTCGGTTCAATCGACACAGTCGATTTGAATCAAGCCTTTTGTACTGTCAATCTTGGCGATATTAAGACAGCTCCACTTAACTGGCTCAATTTAAGAGCCGGGGCAGACTCGACTTGGGATCCACCAACTTCAGGCGAGCGTTGTATTGTGTTCTCTCCATCTGGAGAGTTAGCGCAAGGTATTGTGCTATTCGGAATTTATAGTGAAGAAAATACTGCTCCGACTAACGCTGCAAATATCAAATTGCGCAAGTTTTCAGACGGAACAGTTATTCAATATGACACTAACTCTCATGTGCTTAAAGCCACTTTAACAGGTGGAGGTAAAGTAGAAATCACTGCATCAGGTGGCATCACATTAAATGGTAATACAACCATCAATGGTTCATTAACAGCTACAGGTGTAACCACAGTTAAGAGCAGCTTAAATGCTAGTGGCAATATCACTTCAAATGCTGATGTAAAAGCAGGGAATATTAGCCTAAGCGGGCATAAACATACTGGTGTTCAGGGTGGTGGTTCAACTTCTGGAGGACCAGTGCCATGAGCATGAATCGCTTAACAGGTCTAATTGTTATTGATGAGATTGAATCTATACGTCAATCCATAACAGATATTTTAACAACACCGATTGGTAGTCGACTCATGCGACGTGAGTATGGCTCTCTGCTTTATGACCTTATCGATCAGCCTATTAACGACGTTCTTATTTTGAAATGCTACAGCGCAATTTATTCAGCTCTTTTGCGTTGGGAACCCCGTATCAATATCAACCAGATCAGTATCTTCAGTATTGAAGGTGCACGTATGCAAATTAGTCTTGATGCTGATCTTGTTCAACAGAACCAACCTGTGAATTTATCACTAGCGTTAAATCTTGGAGCAGCTGCATGAGTGTTGTGGATTTTTCACAATTGCCACCTCCAAATCTGATTAAGGAATTAGATTTCGAGCAAATCTTGGCAAAGAGAAAAGAACGTTTTATTTCACTGTTTCCAACCGAACAGCAGCTTCAGTGGAAAGAAGTTTTAGAACGTGAATCAGAACCTGTAACCAAGCTTCTGGAAGAAAATGCTTACATGGAGCTAATACTGACGAATCAGATTAACCAAGATGCAAGGGCTTTACTGCTGGCATTTAGTAGTGGTTCTGATCTTGATCATATTGCTATAAGTTATTATGGATTAAAGCGTTTAGTTATTACACCAGCAAATCCAAATACTGTTCCACCAACTGCCGCAGTTATGGAAACAGATGAAAATCTTAAGGAACGTTGCATATTGTCCTTATCAGGATTCAATACAGCTGGTGCGACGAATGCTTATAAGTTTTTTGCTAAGTCAGCAGATGGCCGTGTTGCAGATGCATCTATCATTTCACATGAAGATAATCCTTGCTTTCTGGATGTTTATATTACCCAACATGACAGCACTAACTATGAAGCTTCGCCTGATTTAATAAATATCGTTCAAAAAGCTTTAGATCCAGAAGATGTCAGACCTGTAGGGGATAGACCAACCGTTCATAGTAGCAAAGCGGTTCCATATCAAATCCAAGCCCGACTCTATATTTCTCAAACTGCTGAAAACGTCATGCTTTTATCGGTTGCCAAAAAGCGGCTAGAAAAGTATGTCGAGAACTCTAAAAAAATTGGTCAATCCATTAGACGTTCTGCAATTTATGCAGCTTTGCATGTGGATGGGGTCAGCCGTGTTGAAATCCTTAATTTAACCTCTGATATTGAGATTAGTCGTTCTCAACATGCTTTTTGTACATCCCTTGATATACAAATTGGTGGTACGGAATAATGAAATCTCTATTACCACCAAATGCCACTGAACTCGAAAAAAAATTAGCAGAAACAGGGGCAGAAGCTTTTAAAAAGCCCTCGATCCGACTAGCGAAAGATGTTGATCAGACTCCTGCAGAGTTTCTAGCGTTTCTTGCTTGGGAACGACAAGTAAATTACTGGCGTGATGAATGGCCAGACGCTTTGAAGCGGCGAATCATCAATGAAGCAATCCCTCAGCACAAGATAAAAGGAACACCGGCAGCGATTAAGAGGGCATTAGAGCCATTTGGTTTTGAAGTCACTTTAATCGAATGGTTTCAAACAAATCCCCCGGGTCGACCCGGCACATTTGCACTTCAACTTGATTTGGTCGGTAAAGAGTTGACCGAAGAGACCTATCACGAAGTGAACAGACTTGTTGAGGATTCGAAAGCAGCTACTCGGCACGTAACAAACGTCCAAATCACTTCAAATCCTGTTTTATACATTAATACAGCGATTGCACTTCAAGACGCAGTGACAATCGAATGCATGCCACAAGGTTATCAATAAATGAGCAGTCCATATTACAACGTAACGACCAATGCAGGTGACGCAGCCATTGCGAATGCGATTGCCACTAATACAAAGCTCAACATTACCCATGTTGCTTTTGGGGATGGTAATGGATCCTCACCTACACCAGACAAATCTCGAACTACTTTGGTTAAAGAGGTTTATAGACAAGCTGTAAACAAGTACACAAAGCATCCAACAATTAGTAATTTTCTTATTGTGGAGGCAATTTTACCGCCGATAGTAGGTAGCTTTTATATTCGTGAAATCGGATTAATTATTGATAGTAAGACCATGATTACACATGGTGCAGTTGCTCCAGTGTTTAAAGAAGCTAACTCTGTACGTGAATACCGATTAAAGTTCACGATTAACATTCAGGATGCTGAAATTGTTAATGTCATGCTGGATGACACGTTGATCTATGCCACTCAAGATTGGGTAAATGATAACTATGTACCTCGTGCAGAGATTATCAATAATCTAACGACTAATGATGCAACAAAGCCCTTGTCTGCTGCACAAGGTAAAAATCTTCAAGATAATAAATTGGATAAAACTGCAAATGCAGTAAGTGCATCCAAACTTTTAACACCCCGGACTTTTTCCATCTCAGGGGATGGTACAGCTTCTGGATCCTTTAATGGCACTGCTAACTTAGCTCTACCTCTAGTTTTAGCAAACACTGGAGTTGCAGCTGGAACCTATGGTGGGGTAACCATAGATCCAGCAACAACCTATATTCCAGTGGTGCAATTCGATGCAAAAGGCAGGGCTGTAAGTGCGTCTAATGTGCCAATGAAACCGGCAACGACTGCGCAGTTCGGATTAACCAAGTTAAACGCAAATGTTAATTCAAATTCGCAAACAGAAGCCGCAACACCGTCTGCTGTAAAAGCGGCTTACGATACTGCGGTTAATGCAAATAGCAGAAGTTTAGATAATCAAAAGCGTCTAAATCAGTTAGATCAGGATGTATTACTTCGTGAAGAAGTCTTATGGATGCCCGGTTCTGACAGTATTAGGGTTTTTAAAAATATTGTTGGTTTTCAGAAGAAAATTAATGGAATTAAAGGGGCGTTAGTACTCCATTTACCTGCCGCAAAAAATAAATCCACCACAATGATGGGTTTGAAAATTAAAGGTTATGACTATCGGAATAACGCTGGTATTTGGGAACTTAATATAGGAGGGTATAACTATTCTACAGGTTGGTTATGCAATTCTGCTGCATTACAGGGTTTAGCTCCTTTTAATATCGTACGTCTTGCACAAGCGGCAGATCACCAAGTAATTATTTTAGGAACAGAGGATACCAATTGGTTATATCCAATGGTTCTATTAGATGAATTAATTACTGGATATACAAATATTTCTGGCTGGCGTGATGGTTTTAATTTCACATTTGAAACAGACCTAACACCTTATACAGCAATGGTTACGCCTCTTTTATATGGAACGCCAAGAGCGCAAAATGCTGATACATTGATGTTTGCACGAACCATTGGTCTTTCTGGTGCTGCAACTGGTACTCCTACTAACTTTGATGGATCGGCCAATATTTTAATTCCTGTTACATCACTTGATGCCAGTAAATTAACTGGTACAGCTGGAGTAAATACAACTGGTTCGGCGGCTAAACTGACAACACCACGTACAATAGCTTTATCCGGAGCAGCAACAGGTACAGCTACTAATTTTGATGGATCGGCCAATATTTCAATTCCTGTTACATCACTCGATGCCAGTAAGTTGACTGGTACCGCAGGGGTTAATACAACAGGTTCAGCAGCCAAACTCACCACACCAAGAAAAATTGCTTTATCTGGTGCTGCAACTGGTACAGCAACGAACTTTGATGGTTCATTAGATATTTCAATACCTGTTACCTCATTAGATGCCAGTAAATTAACTGGTACAGCTGGCGTGAATACTACTGGATCGGCTGCAAAGCTTACGACACCACGAAATATTAATGGTGTTCCGTTTGATGGAACTAGTCATATTACTGTTTATGATTCTTCTAAATTGCCTATGACTGGTGGCAGCCTTACGGGTCCTTTAGCTGCTCCTACTTTAGGTATTCTCAATACTGATGGAACGACTGGCCGAGGAATCTCACTTTATGGTGGTGCATCAAGTGGGCGACCAAATTATGGTGTGTATTTTGCCGGAACCCCGACATTCGGATACCACGGGGATATTACTGGCCCGTGGGCTACTTACTTTAGCGTCATTACATCAAATGATACACGTGGGTGGATTTTCCAAGCTAACGATAAAAATATTGTGTCAATTTCAACAAATGGTGTTGTCACAGCTCCCACATTCGTTGGTGGATTAAAAGGAAATGCCGATACAGCTTCTAAATTATCTGCGGTACGAACAATCACTTTTAATGGCGATGTAAGCGGCTCTTATGGATTTGATGGTTCTGTTAATGCATTTTGTAACATTAGCGTGAAGGTCGCAACTACTTCACAGAAAGGTATTGTTCAGCTTAATAACACCTTGAGTTCAACGGCAACAGATCAAGCATTAACGGCCGCTCAAGGTAAAGCATTAAATGAAAGTAAAGTTAGTCATGGAGATTATGGTCTGGGTCAGACCTTAAATGTGCCTGAAAATGTATTGTTGTCTGAACTTACTACTCAAAACTCTTTTTGGTCACGTGGATCTGGTCCAATACCTGCGGATTCCCCAGTTAATGGGGCTATTAAAGCCATTAATTTTGGTCCTTCACCGTGGAATTCTCAGATTGTTGTACCAGCCTATACAAATCAAATGTTCCTACGTTCAAGAGTGGCTGCTGATGGGGCATTCAGAACATGGAGAGAGTTTGCATTTACGGATAGCGATATCACAGGTAATGCGGCTACAGCAAGTAAATTAAAAACACCAGTTACGATTAATGGTGTCTATTTTGATGGTACTTCAAATATCACTGTCAATGACTCAACAAAATTGCCAACTACGGGGGGAACAATTTCTGGGAACCTTGCTGTTAATGGGTATGTTTTAACTGGCCAAATTAATGGTAATGCTGATCCGTTATCTATTTTAAGCGGTTCATCTGCAAGAGGTATTAATATCGGTCAATTATTGGTTTCTAATCAATATTCTGATGTAACCAAAGTACCTGCTAACGGTGGTTATATTAGAGGGAATTTAATTGTTGGTGGTGGAGTCACAGGGAATGCTTCAACAGCAACAAAGCTTGCTACCGCTAGAAAAATTAACGGAATTAATTTTGATGGTACCGCTGATATTACGATTAGTAACTTACCGAACACAATATCTGTAGGTAATGGCCAAAGCTCAGTTTATGCATCTATGCAGTTTGGTAACTACAATAAAGTAACTGGCGCAGGTTACATGAATGTCTTACATAATGGTTTATGGGAAGACGGTTTACGCCAAATTGGGTTATCAAATTATAGCGATACAGGTGCACATATTTCGACTCTATGGGTCGGTAAATCAAATGCATATATCAAGCTTGGGACTACAGATTATCAGCTTGCAAAGGTTACTGATAATGTTGCTAGTGCAACAAAATTAGCAACCGCCCGGACTCTTAGTGCTTCAGGTGATGGTACTTGGTCAGTTTCATTTGATGGTAGTGCAAATGCAAGTGCTGTATTTACACTTGCTAATTCTGGCGTAGCTGCAGGGACTTATCAGTCTGTTACGGTTGATGCGAAAGGGCGGGTTACTTCTGGCCAAACCGTTACTACTGGTCTTGTAACGAGTAATGCTGCAACTGGAACTACCAATACAGCAACAAGTAATACCAATACATTCTTAAATGTAGTTGAGACGAAAGGTGGTGCTGCTTCATCAGTTGGGACCTCTACGCAAATAACAGGTGCGGGTAGTGTTACAGTTTCTTCTGATGCTGCAGGTAAATTGGTTATTACTGGCACAAATACAACTTATACTGCAGGAAATGGCCTATCACTTACAGGAACTGTTTTTAGTGCGAAACTTTTAAATGTCCTGACATCAACTGATGCCACCTCAGCATTGACTGCTGCACAAGGTAAAGTTCTAAAAGATACAGTCGATCAAAAATTAGATAAAACTGGCGGTACAGTTACTGGAGACTTAGCTGTCAAAGGTAAGTTCACATTAGATCAATCTAATCTTGTAGTTGTATCTGGTTCCGATTATCAAATTACTTATGACTATGCGACACGAATTGCAACTATAGAAATGACTTTGTTTGAGAATAAGCGAATTGTAGATGCGATGCCACGGTATAGCTCAAATAGTGCATGGGTTTTTGCATTAGAAGTTTCTTTACCTATCCAGTTAAAGAAAAGACTTACAGAACATTTTTACATTACTGAATATGTAGAAGGGAACGTTCAATTTGGCCAAGAGGCTTCAGAGTGGATGTTTAACTGTATGCCATCAAATTATCGACCATATTCTAAAGATACTAATGGTGCGTATGTGGCTGATCCGACCAAACGTGTTTCAGCATTAGGTGAATCAAAAGTATTTGTTCTGGCGCGTCGTTGGTCAGGTGACAACGACGAACCATGTAGTGGTTATTTACGAGTTACAGGATTATTTTAATGAAATATTTCTTCCATTTTGAAAACCAACTTTTTGATATTGCTTTCAACGACCAAACAAAGCCTAAAAACGGCTTTGTTGAGGTCACTAAGGCCAAATATGACCAGCTACTCAACGCAGTAAATATGGGATTGAAGATTTTTGAAGACTTAACTTGTTCTGGGCCTAAACCTAGCCCGTATCATATTTGGGGGAAAAATGGTTGGTATGATCCACGGACTCCAGACCAAAAACGAGCAGAATATTTGTTGTCTTTAAAAACGCTTACACGTCGCCAATTCAAGTTGGCTCTACTTCAGAATAATTTACTAGATGAAGTTGAAAAGAAAATGGCTGAAATTGAGGACCCCTTTATGAGGAATAAAATTCAGATTGAATATAATGAATCCTTAAATTTTGAGCGAAATAATGAATCAGTTTTATTTATGACAAGTGTATTAAATATAACTGAGGAGAAGGTCGACAAGATGTGGGAACAAGCCATGACCTTATAAAGGATTAGTTGTAATACTGCCGTTTACAACTGCCACAGAATGAAATCATACGTGCAATTTGAAAACCTGTGATCTGACAAAAAACCAATCAGACCACAGGTTTATTTTTATGGCAGATTCATATCACCACGGGGTCCGGGTTTTCGAAATTAATAACGGAACCCGTCCCATTCGCACCATATCAACAGCCGTTATCGGTATGGTGTGTACTGCTTCTGATGCAGATGAACAAACATTTCCCCTTAATACGGCAGTTTTGATCACCGATATTCAAGCTGCTATTGGTAAAGCTGGTGTACAAGGTACGCTTGCTCGTTCTTTACAGGCCATTGCTGATCAGACGAATGCGGTCGTTATCGTTGTCCGGGTTGTACAAGAGCAAGATGAAGCAGCACAAACAACTGCTGTTTTAGGGGGAACAACAGACGGTAAATATACCGGTATGAAAGCGTTGCTAACTTCAGGTTCTAAATTCGGTATGAAACCTCGTATTTTAGGTGTTCCGGGTTTAGATAATGCAGCAGTTGGTGCGGGTATTACAGCAATTGCTCAACAGTTACGTGGCTTTAGCTATGTATCTGCTTGGGGCTGTAACACAAAAGAAGAAGTTATCGCATATCGTCAGTCCTTTGGTGCACGCGAAACAATGGTCATTTGGCCAGACTTTTTAGGTTGGGATACAGCAACTAATAAAACTACTTCACTAGCTGCGACAGCACGTGCTTTAGGTCTGCGCGCCAAGATTGACCAAGAAATTGGTTGGCATAAAACCTTATCAAACGTTCCTGTGAATGGCGTAACCGGCATTAATAAAGATGTGTTTTGGGATTTACAGTCTTCAGCTACTGATGCCAACTTCTTAAATGAAAATGATGTGACCACGCTGATCCAACGTGATGGTTTCCGCTTTTGGGGTTCTCGTACTTGTTCTGAGGATCCACTCTTTGCCTTTGAAAATTACACTCGAACTGCACAAGTCATTATGGACACTATGGGTGAGGCTCATATGTGGGCAGTCGATAAGCCACTGCATCCATCTTTAGCACGCGACATTATCGAAGGTATCAATGCAAAACTCCGTGACTGGACGACAAACGGCTATCTCGTTGGTGGTGAGGCTTGGTTCGATCCAGCACTTAACCCTGCTGACATTTTAAAAGCCGGGAAGCTACGTATTTCCTACGATTACACGCCAGTTCCACCGTTAGAAGATCTCAGTTTACGCCAGCACATCACTGATAGTTACCTTGCTGATTTTGCTTCACGTATTGCCGCATAAGGGGGGAAATAGCACATGGCTTTACCAAAAAAACTCAAATTAATGGACCTTTTTAATGAAGGGGTTAGCTATTTCGGCCAGACCGGTGAAGTAACCATTCCAAAGCTTGCACGTAAGTTAGAAAACTGGCGTGGTGGTGGTATGGAAGGCAACGTCAAAGTCGATTTAGGTTTTGGTGATGATATCACGACCTTTCAATGGAAGCTGGGTGGGGTAGATCCTCTCATCCTTGAACAATTCGGGGCTTCAACAGTTGGTGCACACATGTTGCGCTTTGCTGGTTCATATCAGCGTGATGATACCGCTGAGATTGATGCATATGAAATTGTTGTACGTGGACGTCATGAAGAAATCGATTTCGGTAATCAGAAAGCTGGTGATGACACTGAAACCACAATTAAGACAATTTGGAGCTATTACAAGCTCAGCATCAATGGCGTGGTTTATATGGAAATTGATATTCCATCTAATAAATTCATTGTCAAAGGTGTCGACCGCAACGCTGAACACATGAAAGCAATTGGCCATTAATCATTTTTCCTTACCTCCGGTTGGCATCAGCCGGAGTCTTTTTTAATTCTTTTTAGGACGAAAATATGAATACCCAAGACCAAACACCAAAGACAGAACTTGAAGAGCAACAGGCTGAAAACCAACAAGCTATTAACCCGGATGTTGAAACAATTGAATTAGATAAACCTATCAAAATGGGTTCGATTGAAATTGCAAAATTAGATATTCGTAAACCTAACATTATGGCACTTCAGGGCGTAAAAATTACAGACTTGATGCAAGGTGATGTATCAGCAATTTGTACTGTTATCCCGCGTGTATCAAGCCCAACCTTAACAAAAGCCCAAATTAATCAGCTAGAACCTTCGGATCTTGCGCAGATTGGGGCCGCACTCATCCTTTTTTTGCAACCGAGCTCAGTACGTGCAGCAATCTTACAGCAACAGTAGATGATGCGATTGCAAATATAGCGGTGGTCTTTCATTGGCCACCGCAAACTTACTCAAATATGACCTTATCTGAATTGATGCAATGGCATCAAAAAGCCATTGAAAGAAATGGAAATGATGCTGAAATATGAAGCAACTTAAACTAGAAGTTATCTTCGGTTCCCAAGATAAACTCAGTCCCGCACTTAAAATTCTTTCTGGCAACAGCAATGCTGCGGCCAGAGCACTCAAGCAAACCAAAGATCAGGTTAAAAACCTAGAATCACAACTAGCAAAAATCGATAGCTACGAAAAACAAAAGTTAATCGTACAGCAGAGCAGTATTGCTTTAAAAAATATGCAGGATCAGGTTAAACACCTGAAAGCTGAAATTGCACAAAACCCAGCTAATAATCTGGCTAAATCATTGGAGCAAACACAGCAACAAATCAAGGCGACTGAGGCTGCAAAAAAACAACTAGATCAACAACTCAAACGTATTGATGCTTTTAGACAACAAAAACAAGCCGCTTTAGATACAACTAAAAGTTATCAAGCAGTTCAGGCTCGTATTGCTGATTTAAAGCGGCAGATGGATGCCCAACCAAGTAAGAAACTGACTCAGGAATTTAACCGGGCATCACGTGAAGCTGAGCAACTTAAGAATCGTATTAATGAACAAGCGATTGCTCTACAACGTTCTCGAAATGATCTTAACCAATATGGAATTAGTACCCGAAATCTAAGCAATGAACATATCCGGGTACGACGAGAGATAGAACATTCAAATAGAACTATTGATCAACAAAAGCAGAGTCTTCGCCAATTAAAAGAAGAGCATAAACAAAGCCAATCTTCATTGCGTGGATTAACTCAGCAACTCACAAATAGCGAGAGGGAAGTCGGTAAATTAACCGCTGAATATGACAAGCAAAAACTACATTTGAAGAATTTAAGCCGGGAGCTAGATTTATCCGGAGTGTCGGTAAATCAACTTGCTACACATCAAGGTAAATTAAAAGACCGGTTGTCTTCTACAAACTCGCAGTTAGATAAACAGCAGCGGCAAATGTCCCAATTGACACGAATGCAGCAAAACTATCAAAAGGTTCAGCAACATTCACGCACAGCAATGATTTATGGAGTTGGTACTACTGCAGCGGGTACAGCGGCTATGTATCAGCTTAGAAAACCTATTGAAGAAAATAAACGTGTAGAAATTGAAGAGAACCGGATTGCATCTTTAGGTTTAGGTGAAAAAGCGACAAAGGAGGCGACCGCTTATGCAAAAGCGATGAAAACCTTCGGTACAAGTACCTTTGATAATTTGCAATTAATGCGTGATGGGATCACTGCCTTTGCCGACGTACATCATGCTGAAATGGTTGCTCCAACGCTCTCAAAAATGAAATTTGCCAATGAAGCAATGTATGGCCATGAACAAGGTGGTGAGAATGAGCGTAAGTTCATGGATATGCTGAAGGTCATTGAACTTCGAAATGGTTTAAGAAGTGAAAAAGCTTTCCAAGAACAAGCCAACATCATTCAACAAGTTATTACGGCAACAGGGGGACGTGTACAAGCTGGGGAATGGTTAAATGCCATTAAAACGGGTGGTGTAGCTGTTAAAGGTCTTTCAAATGAAGCGTTCTATTACAAAATGGAACCAATCGTTCAAGAACTTGGTGGCCACCGATTCGGTACATCGGCCATGTCCGCATATCAAAACATTTATCAAGGTCGTACAACTAAACGTGCTGCAAATAATTTGTTGGAATTGGGCCTTATTGCTGATCAAAGCAAAGTGACTCACGATAAAGCTGGTCAAGTATCATTTTTAAATCCCGGTGCATTGAAAGGTGCTGAACTTTTCAAACGAGATCAATTTGCATGGATGGAACAGGTCCTTTTACCAACTTTAGCAGAAAAGGGCATAACTTCACGCGATCAGATTCATGACACGATTGGAAGCATATTCACAAACAGGAATGCATCGAACCTGTTTACGACAATGTATGACCAGCGGGAACAAATCCATAAAAATGCAAAACTGAATGCCGGCGCAGATAATATTGACCAGCTCAATAGTAAAGCCATGAACACCACATCCGGTAAAGAACTTGAAGCCCGGGCAAAATTGAATGATGCTTATCTCAACTTTGGCCAAAATATCTTACCGATTTATACCAGTGCGATTGAGGTAGCAACGGAAGCATTAAAAGGTTTCAACACATGGATGCAGCAAAATCCAACACTGGCCAAGTTACTTGGAGCCGGATTATTAGTTATTGTGACTTCATTGGTGGCCATAGGTGGTGCTTTAGTGGTGTTTTCCCCACTGATTTTAAGCATGTTAAGCCTAAGACTGTTAATGGCCACGGTTGGTGCTAAGGGAAGCTCGCTCGGATTTGTTTTTAGAATGCTTTCTGCTCCAGTTGGAATTTTACAAAAAGGTTTCGCTTTCTTAGGTCGATCAATTCTCTGGTTAAGTCGATTATTTATTGCTAATCCAATTCTTTTGGCCGTAACAGCAATTGCAGGAGCTGCTTACCTTATTTATCAAAATTGGGGGGCGATCACCGGATTCTTCAGTGGAGTTTGGAGTAGTGTAAAACAGATATTCAGTGATGGCTGGAATGCAATTAAATCTGTCATTCAAAGTGTTGATAGTATTTTTGCAAATAATCCGATTCTGACTTTCATTTTTCCATTTATAGGAATTCCACGGCTCATCATCGCGAACTGGTCTAGTATTTCTAGTTTCTTCAGTGGTCTTTGGAATGGGATTGTTACTGGAGCAAATAATTTATGGACGAATATAACGCAAATTTTTTCCCCAATAGGAACATGGTTTCTAAATCAATGGAATTCTGTAAAAACTAATACTGCTCAGGCATGGACTGCAATAAAAACATCAGTCTCGAATGCATGGAGTAGCTTGGTTTCAACCATACAGACTAATCCAATACTTCAGAAGATCATGAGTGGTTGGCAGAGTATTCTTACATATTTACAGTCACTTAAAGATCAAATGTTGGGTATTGGTCGAAATATTATTGATGGCTTAATTAGTGGTATTAAATCGGGATTTAATGGTTTGAAATCACTATGGGGGCAAATTAATAATTACATGCCTGATTTCATGCGGAAAAAAATGGATATTCACAGTCCGTCTAGAGTCATGCGTGGTATTGGCCGGTTTATCGTGGCAGGGCTTGAAGTTGGCTTGGGCCAACAACATGGTTCGCTTCAGAAAACGTATAAACGTATTGTCGATACGTTTACTGCACCTACGCCTGTAACTTTCACTCCTGATGCAAATCCTCCGGATCAACAACAAACGTTATGGCAACGGGTTGTTTATGCGAAACTTCCAGAGATTATGGATCAGAACCAGAATATCCAACAGGTATTACAGCCTGCTGAAATCCCAACTATAGCTGACCAAACTCAAGGAATATGGCAAAAGCTTTTTAAAGTTAAAGTGCCGCAAATTTTAGGCATGAATCAAACTATAAGTCAGGTGCTACAACCTGCAACAATGCCGGCAATCCCTGATCAGCAACAAAATATTTTGCAGAGTTTACATCCGGCAATTATTCCGGATTTACCGGATCAGAAACAAAATATTCTTCAAAAAGTAGTTGCTTTAGCAAAACCAATAATTGAAGACGCGCCAATATTTAAGTTATTTGGCCAAATCAAGAATGAATGGAACCGCCTATGGGCTGGGCTAGACAATATCGCGGATAAATTTCCAGAGAGATTGAAAATGCTGCTTGATGTTCAGCCAGCAGAGCAGCCGACTCTGGCCATGCCTTCATTTACTCCACCTCAATTGCCTCCAGTTATGGTTAAACCACTTCGTGCTGGTGTTTCAGCTTCAGCTGGTGAGCAAGCGTCAAAACCTCATCAAATTAAAGTTGAGGGTGACAGTATTGCGATTTATGTGACTGCTCAACCCGGGCAATCAACAAATGATATCGCTGCTCAAATACGACGTGAGTTAGAAAGCTATCAACGGGAAAAAGAAATGCGTATCCGCGATCAGTTCTGGGATAACCAATAGTAGGAATTAAATAATTATGATGATGATTTTTGGTGTATTCGTCTTTTCGTTGCCAACAGCTACTTATCAAAAACTGCAAAGACAAACGAACTGGAGGCATGCTTCCAGTTCCCGGGTAGGTGATATGCCTGATTACCAATTTGTAGGTAGAGGAGAGGACGTTATCACGCTTGATGGAAGTATTTTACCTGAGTTTATGGGCACTCCACTGAGTTTGACCACATTACGGGTTATGGGGGATACAGGGAAATCGTTTCCACTTATCAGCGGTACTGGAAAAATTTTTGGTTTATATTTTTTAGATGATTTAGAAGAAACACAGACTTATTTTTTCCCCAATGGAGCTGCTCGTAAAATAGAGTTCAGAATGACTTTAAAACAGAAAGTTAAACCGGGAACACTCGTAAATAACGTCATTAGTAGTGTCTTGGGGTAACTATGTTCGAAGATATCAGCAATGCTAATGCACAAGCCATATATAAGATAGTTGTTAATGGTACAGACATTACTTCTAAAGTTAATTCACGTCTTATCAATATGACAATTACAGATAACCGGGGTATAGAGGCTGATTCGGTTAGTTTAGAACTATCAGATCATGATGGTTTGCTTGATATCCCGCCAAAGGATGCAGTTGTAGAAGTATGGATCGGCTGGAGTACAACTGGTCTTGTCTATAAAGGTAAATATCTGGTTAAAGAACGTATGCATACCGGAACACCAGATAAACTATCTATCCGGGCTACAAGTGCAGATCTAAAAGCGAGCTTGAAGCGAAAACGAGAAGGCAGTTTTCACGATAAAACTATAGGTGAAATCATCAGCAGTATTGCTGCTAGAAATGGTTTAAATGCTGTTATGCAAGAGAGGTTGGCCAACATTAAACTTGCGCATATTGATCAAAATGAATCAGATGCCAATTTAATGACACGTATTGCAGATGAACATGACGCAATTGCGACTGTCAAAAACGCTACATTGCTTTTTATGGCCAAAGGAAAATCTGAGACAGTTAGTGGCCAAAGTTTGCCTGAAATAGAAATTACCCGGAGGCAAGGGGATAGACATTATTTTAGTGATACCACTGAAGGTGATGATATCTCTGGAGTAACTTGTTACTACTACGATTTACGGAAATCCTTGAAACAACATGTAATAGTCGGTAACAGTTCACTTAATGTAAAAGAGATTCGTCATATCTTTCGTGATCGTGAAACAGCTTTACATAAAGCACAGTCTGAATATAACTATATCAAGCGTAAAGCAACGAGCTTCAGCTATTCATTCTCACGTGGACGTCCCGAGTTAATTCCTGAGATGACCTTTAAATTTTCTGGCTTGAAATCTCCGATCGATGACATAGTTTGGTTAGGTACAAGAGTTGTTCATAAACTGGATGGTTCTGGTGGTTTTAATACAGATATATTGCTGGAAATCATGATGCCGGATGCAGATGATGTAAGCCAATTAATTGATAATGAACGAGGTGATTATACTGGGATAGTAGCGTACTATGGCTCGGCTAAATCACCTGAAAAAGTTACACAAGGGGATCAATCAAATCCAAAACGTTTAACTTATTTGTATAAAAATAAAATTACTGCTTCAAAAGCCGCTGAACGAGAGTTCAAACGGCTTCAGAATGAGAAGAGCACTTAGAAATTACAGATAATTAGCTCATTGCCATTATGACTTTCCGCTGCGGCTTTATTATTAACAGTCCAGCGGATTTTTTTATTCTGAATATTGAAGTCTTTAAACAACTCTCGAACTTCAGGAACGTCATTTAAGCTCAAGATGAACTTACCTTGAATTTTTGATAGGTGATCTTTCAGTGCAAAGAAATCCTCTTTACCAAAGATATTTTTGCCGTAATCTTTTTCACAATTCCAATAGGGTGGATCCAGATAAAAAAGAGTGTCAGGACTATCCATTCGATTAATTACATAGTCATAACTAGCATTCTCAATTACAACGCCTTGCAAACGTTCATGAACAGAGTGCAAGTGAGTACGGAGTTCTTCACCAAGTTTTAACCCGGCTTTACGCGCTTTTGAATAACTGAAAGCTCCATCAAGCTGACAACTAAATGCAGCTCGAAGCAAGTAATAGAACTTGGCTGCTCGTTGAATATCAGTAAGCCCACGATCATTTTTTTTCATATCATCAAAAATGGTACGTGAAAATAACAGGAGATCAAACTCAGCTAGGAAAGCATCAAAATGGAATTTAAGAACTCGATATAAATTAATTAGGTCATCATTTACATCATTAATAACTTCAACGGTAGAGGGTGACTTTTTAAAAAGTACCCAACCCGCCCCGCCAAAAACTTCCACATAAGTTTTATGTTCTGGCATGAGTTCAATGATGGTTCTGGCTAGTTGTGATTTTCCACCTAACCAGCCGCTAAAGCTATGACCTTGGGGATTGTATTGAACGTTCATAGTTCTTACCTGTTTTATGGTGCTCTAGGCGCTCAGGTAAGGCACTCGGGGTGCTCATATAGATATTAAGGGTTTTACAACGAGGGCATTTAATTTCAAGTGAATCAAAATGCCCAATTCGTGCCAACAACTTAAAACAATGCCGGCAATTTACATTCTGCATCATGATTTGGGCAGCGATCAGAAAAAACAGGCTAATCTTAGTCAAAAAAAGTTAAACGCACAAATATTTAGTCTTATAATTGAATTTGTATAAATATTTGTTCTTAGAGGTAATTGTGCGGGGAAAACACCAATTATATTGTCCACATTGCAGCGCAAAACTGACGATAAGAAGTAGTAAACAACAACATGTGTTACTTAGATCAATTTGGCTTCAATGTAGCAACGTTATGTGTGGTTTTACCGGAGCAGGAATTATAGAAATCACACACCAGATTTCACCTAGTTCTCAGAAAAATCCTGACATTAATCTCAAGAAACTTAAGCGCAGGCCAGACAAATATGTCAAGGAAATTGAACCGATTCCAAATCTTAATTTATTTCCTGAGCTGGAGGACTCTTAATGAGAATTGGAATTCTATTAATCACTTTATTCTTAGTAGGTTGTACTGCCAATACAATAAACACAAATGTCGAGGTAGGTATTTATGTTAGAGCAATATAAATGAAGCCGCTTTAAGCGGCTTCTTTTTGTGTAAAAGGTCTAAAAGCATTAGTATCATATAGGTAAGCAAAAGTTTGATAAGGCGTTTCATATAGTTCGCTATCAAAATTGGCTAATAAACCATATTTATTTATATAACGGTAAAGTTTGGTATTAATAAAACCATAAGCTGCAATAATAATTAATTCATCATGACTTATATATGATTTTAAGAAAACAATATCTGATTCTATATTTTTTTGGTTTGCTTGATTATCTATTAAATCTAAAATATTAATAATTAACTCAAAATATAAAGTTGCTTCAAATATGTTATCAGACCTATCCGAAGCAACGCGGTAGAAAATTTTTATGAAATTTTTATAATTTTCTCGTATTTCGGATGGACTCATTTCACTAGTATTATGCATAGTAAACGCATCAAAACTTCTTAAAATATTTTTACTGTAAAATTTGAAACATTCATGCTTTTCATATACTTTTTGATTAACAGAATCGTTGATATAAAATAAGTTAATTTTATTATTTTTCTCATCTAATAACTTGAATAAAAGTGAGTAAAAGCTTTGTTGCGCTAATAGCTCTGACTGCTGTTTTGTGATATTTCTTTGAGATTCTGCTATTTCGTTTGCTTTCGATATCTCATCTCTCTGTGCAGCTAATTCTTTTCTTTGTTCTTGTAATTCTCTTCTTTGCATAAATAGTGAAATTAATAAGAGAGCAAAAGCCCAGCCACTAAATAAAGTATTTAATGAACCGTAGGCATCACCATAAGCACCATATTTTTCACCTATTTTTTCGGCATAAGATTTCTTTTCATCATAGGGTAAATTAGTAGCATTATTCTGCTTAAAAGGAACAGTAATTGGTGTTTTGTCTTGGTCAATTTCTCGTAAAGCATCTGGATAAATATTCCAGATACAAGCAATTAAAACTAAAGTAGCAAAAATTGAAATAATTTCAATGTTTTGCCATCTGCGTTCTTTACGTTCAACTTCACTATCTTTTTTATTTTTTGACATATCAATCTCTAATAAATAGTAAATAATAGAATTAAATATTAGTAATCCTATCCTTATATTTGAAGTTTATTTCATATTTGTCAGTAATATATTCAGGATTTGAAAAGTCTATCATTTCGGAATGAATAGTTGGAAATGGTTTTGGAAGTAATTGTAATGTGAAATTTAAACTTTTACCTTCGGATTGCAATTTTTTTGCATTTTCTAAAAAAGCATCTGAGAAAATAGGCATTTCGTATACTACATTTCCAAAAGAGATTAAGCCACTATAATCAAATGAATTAGGCTCTAATTCTAATGAACTTTTACGTCGAAGAATAAAGATTGTTAATGGCATTGTGGTAAAACTAGGATACCAACTTCTAATAACCTGTAAAGGTTTTGCTATAAATTTAGATGCATTTTTATTCATTATCCAAGATCTGAGTTCGGTAAATTTTTTATGTTCTTCACGGGGAAGTAATCCATAGAAAATTTTCATAAATGCTTTATATACCTCAACAGGTCTATGTCTTTTTAAATCAAATGTAATCTGTAAAATCCCATTTTCATCATCATAAACATAGCTATTTAGATTTTCACCTGACATCGTAAAAGCATTTTGACTTCTGTTATATGCATATATAAAATCCCCTTTATTTGATGTGAATTTTGTAAGTTTCTTTCTTCTATTCTTCATTAGACTTAGGGTGCGAAATGGGGCTGTATATTTATCTAATGCATCTTCTAAGCTTTTAGAAAAATATGCATTACATTCATCACATTCACCACTATGTAATAAATATTTATTACCAAGAAAATAAGGGATTACATGTGGTTTATTGCCAAAAGTAGTTTGACCTTCATCTTTTAAACAAAATATACATATTTGTTTGCTAATAGTATTCGGATATAAAATCTCTTCTTTTTCTAAAGAATAGTAATTTGTATAAGAGAAAATAAAATCATAGTCCATTAATCTTGATACAAATTTATTATAAAGTTTTTTAAATTTAAATCTTTCTTCTATTTCTTGATTAAAACTTCCAAATTGTACCTTCGCATTATGGTAAAAACTTATATTGTATTTCATTTAATTATGTCCGTTATCGGTTGGTTTATTTGGTTTGCTTATTAAAGCGTTAATAGTTTTAATAGCTTCGGTTGTAGCTTTGGTCTGCTCACTTACATTGCTGCTATCACTTTTTTTGTCATTATAAAGTTCTTGTCCAAAAAACTTATCTGCCATTTTCATACGCATTTCATGTCGATCTTTCTCATTCAAATCAGCTAAGTAATATGGTAGTGCTGATAATTCGGAGCTAATAATTTTTGCTTTATATGCAACTTGACGATGTTTTGATGATTCTCGAGTAAAATACCAACCCGGAGCAGTTAATAAAAGTAAAAATATAGTTTTAACAAAGAAGTAAATGTCGACTGGTGTAGTTTGAAATTTTCCAATTTTAAAAAAATTTATTATTCCTTCAAGTGTAGGTAAAAGAAAATTGAAACATGCAATGCCAGCAATAATAATAAAAGAACAAATAGCATAATCTCTAAATGCATTTGCTAACCTATACTCTGCAATATAAATATTATCATAAATCTTTTTAGTCTCATCATTGAATTGCTTTTCTTCAAATACTTTGAAACTAGTATGGCTTTTTTCAAAATCATCAATTAATTTATCTAATTCTGTTGATTTATTAAGAACATTTGTTAAGTCACTAGAAATTCTGTTTAGTTCATCTTTGACTTTAATTGTGTCTAAAAAAGAATCATATGTCGCTTTTATACTTTCAAATTGAGGTTTAGTCTTAAAAAAATAGTTTGTGCTTTCTGTACTTTTCGAGTAATTACTCTTATTACTTAGATAGATTTCCTTGATTTCATTTGTAACTCTCCAAATTATATCGAAATCATCATAATGATTAAAAACAGATGTATTGAAAATACTATTGTACGGGTTTATTATTTCTTTAATTTCAAAATAAAGTCTTTCAACACTATCCTTTAAGTTGCTTTCAGGTTTATAAAATAAAGTAAAATCACTAATTCTACTTGCCGTTTGCTCAAATTCTTTGAATAGTTCACTTGAATTTATGCCATCGAATTGAATTTCTGTATTTAAGTTATAAGATAAATTTCTAAGAATTAAGAAAATTCTATATAACTCCAAAACATTTGCTGTAAAATTTATTTCACTTGAATTTTCAGCAGAATAAGTTTCATCTGACATTATTGTGGTTTCCTAGTTCTAAATATTTATAAATTTAGAATGTATTAAAAATATGCTTATATTATCTTGACATAATGGCACACTAACGGCAATATGAATAAGCACAGCAAAATCTGTGCGCAGGCGTGAGAACCTGAAAACTAACCAAGAGGGCAGAAATTATCCGCTCTATAGCGGCTTTTTTTTGCCTAAAATGTCTAATCGGCTATACTCGTTATGGTAGATCGGGCAGGGCAGCTTTTTGCTGGCCGTTTCTCTTGGTACGGTATTCTCACCCCTGTTCGGTCTACCACCATTATTGTGAGAAGTAATGGCGGTAGGTTTGCAAAAGACTTACCAAGAGTATTAATCATGAAAAAAGCCATTAATATCATTGAACACACACCAATCTATGATTTAGAAGCGTTTTTTAAACGCCAGAAACAAATCAAACGTTCTAATTTCCTCAAAAAACTCTATGAAGGTTGTGCATTTATTTGCATGGTCGTGTTTACATTCTCTTTTCTTTTTTTAGGGAAGTAATCTCATGCAAACTAATGACAATATTATTCCCTACGTGCCAATTGCGCCTCGCGTTCAAGCAAGTAATGAAAAAAGCCTTTTGTTATGTCAGACATTTTTTTCGCTCATAGACAAAGTAACCAGCAGTCAAATTTTGTTTAACCACCAAACGGATAAAGGTTATTTATCTATTAGCCCTGATCAAATTAATGATTTAATTGCAGAGCTTTCAAAAAATGATCATTCGATTAATAAAATCGATATTAATTTATTAAACTTATCGATAAAGGACCTTATTTACCCTAAATTTAATGGTGAACATATCATTATAAGCCCGATATGGAATAATACTGAAGTACGGGTTTGGCAATTTCAATTAAATCAAATTGCCAATGGAGTTGATATGGAACTTTTAACGAATGATGCAGAAATGAACTTAGATATGGCATTAAGTACATTAAGAGTTTGGAGAAATTCATTAGAAACGGCAGTTGGAGATAAACAGGTTGTTTATAATAATAATGACCTGATTTATAAATTGATGGATTTAGAGCAGCGACTCGAAGTAGTACAGAGAAAATTTGAGGAATAAAATAAAAGCCCACATAATTTATGTGGGCTTTTTTCTTATTATCTATTTCTTTTTTTCAGTTTCTTTAGCATATACAGAACTTAAATTTAATAATGCTTCTTGAGCTTCTGGACTTAATTGTCGATATGCCTTTAATAATAAACTTTCCTCACTTGTAAGGCCGCTAAAGTCCGGATCAATCCCTAAAAGCACATAACGAATATCTATTCCTTGCCGTTGTAGTTTGGCCAAGTAAACCCACTGGTCGGGTACTTTATTGCGCACATAATTTCCTAACGTATTTTCATGAGCATCTATGCTTCTTGAGAGTGGTTTTGCTCTTAAATTCTTGCGTTCTAGTTCTTCTACAAATCTATGCGTTATTTCCATCGCAATATTATCGGACATATATTTCACCTTTAGGTGTTGAAAGAATATAAATTTGTGCTAAAGTGTGCCTTAGCATACCACTATGTGCTAAGGATAATGCATGAGTACATCAAATTCACCTGTAAATAGTTCCCGTTTGAAAAAAACGAAGGGCGGCCGTGTTCGATGTGTCGTTTATCTTCCTAAAAGTGAAGCTAAAGCAATCGAAAAACAGGCTGCAGAACTCGATACAAGCCAATCTAGCATCATTGCTAATTTCTATTACAAAGGTAAAAACAAGAAACCGGAGGGTCAAAACGAATGAGTATTAAGAAACAAAAACGGGATAACCGTTACAACGTCAACCTTACGGATGATGAGTCTCAACTTTTTGAAATTGTCTCAAAACTCACAGGTGTCAATCCTGGTGTGATTCTGCGTCAACTTGTGATGAAACAAGCTCTTGCTTTACTCATTGCAGAAGATGTTCAAGAAAACTTTAGTTTAGACAGGTATCTAAAAAAAGGCGCATCAGACCACCTTTCTAGGAGCTGAAGATGCCCAATCAGGAAATTACTCTCTCGGATCAAGAGAAGGAAATTGTACAGGAAGTACAAGAGTCACTAGGTTTCAAAACAATTGAAGAAACCATCGAATTTCTTGCCAGACAACGTATTCAAGAACTACTTGGAAAGTTAGCTGGGCAAGAGTTAAGAAAAAACCACAGGCATTTATTTTAAGGCAGTTTATTTAAATGATGTTTCCAGAAACCCGAACTTTAGTTGTAGAGAAGTTAAAAGATGTCTACGGATTTAAAGAAAAGGGCAATAATAAATTGCGCGGTAGATGCCCAGACTGTAACCACAAGGAAGCATCAGCTTGGGTATATCCTGACGAACCGTGGGTAGTATTCTGCCCACGTAAAAACGAATGTGGTAGTGAAAACCACATTCGTGATTTATTCCCGGAGTTATTTGAAAAATGGGAAAAACGCTTTGAGCCAACTCAAGACGATCCAAACAAAACAGTTAATGCTTACTTGGTTGAGGGGCGGGGTTTCCCCTTAGAACCGCTGAAAGGTCTTTATACTCAAGAAAGCATCACACGTTATAAACCAAAGAAAACTACATCGATCACTCTACGATTCCCAATTACTGACGAGGAAGGTAATGAAGGGTGGTGGCAACGAGTGCTTGATGAGCAAGGCGTTTTACCGAAAACAACATTTAAAGAAGAATGGTCTTCTGCTGGCCATGCTTGGTTAACACCAAATACAAATTATTTCGAATCCAAAGAGATTTGGATTACTGAAGGTATCTTCGACACGATCGCATTATGGCTATCTGGTGTTACTAGTTTTTCTGCATTATCAGCAGGTAATTTCCCATCTATTTTCTTAAATAAAATACTTAGCAAATGTGCTGAGCAAAATTTACCATTACCAAAACTTGTATGGGCTTTTGACAATGATAATGCTGGCCATGCGGGTGTATTAAAAAATATTGAGCTTGCAAAAGAACTTGGCTTTGAATGTGAAGCAGCTTTACCACCAAGCGGTCGTAAGAAAACGGACTGGAATGACCTTTATAAACAAGACCGGCTTAAATTTACTGATTTGGAAACATACAAATATTATGGTTCATTATTAACCGCAGAAAAGCCTGTGGATAAAGGGATACTTATCTACAAGCGCTATGGTACTAAGTCATTTCCATTCGATTTCGATAATTGTGTTTATTGGTTTAAGCTCAACATGGATAAATATGATGACTATATGAAAGGCATCAATTTTGAACCAAATGATAATGAAGATTGGGCACAAGAAGAAAAAGACAAAGCTATAGAGGAACGCCGGGAAGCAGCCATCGAACATGCTGCCGATACTGAAATCATGATGGAATGTCGACCACGTGGTCTTTACTATCAATATCAGAAGGAAATTGATGAAGCAGATTATTACTTTCAGATAGATTTCCCACGTGGGGCTAAAACTATTAAAAACACTTTTAGCCCGTCACATATTTCTTCAGCACCAGAATTCGGTAAAAGATTACTTCATGTTGCTCCGGGTGTGTTCTATGAAGGTAATAGCAAACAATTGCTTACTTTCCTAAAACGTGAGTTGAAGGATATTAAACGTGTACAACTTATTGATTATGTAGGTTACCACTCTGAACAAAAGACATATGTTTTAGGTGATTTAGCATATCAAGCAGGTAAACAATACGTTATTAATAAAGAAGACTATTTCGAATTACCCAAGCATATTAATTTAAAGTGTAATGCTCCTTTTTCGTTAGAAATTAATAATAAACAAGAGGATTACCAAGCAAATTGGGTAACTGATTTAGTCGATGCTTATGGTGTAAAAGGTTTAATTTCACTAACTGCTTTTTTCGGAAGTTTATACGCTCAGCAGATTCGAAAAACACATAAATCTTTTCCTTTTCTTGAGATTGTTGGTGAACCGGGTACAGGTAAATCAACATTAATTCAATTTTTATGGAAACTTTTTGGCCGTGTGAATTATGAAGGTCTAGATCCAACTAAAACATCTAAAGCCGGCTTAATTCGTACATTACGCCAAGTCTCAAATCTTCCTGTTGTATTCATTGAGTCAGACCGTCAAGGAGAGAATGCTTCAAAACAATTTAATTGGGATATGTGCAAAACCATGTACGATGGCGGTTCATTAGGGGCGATGGGTGTCAAAGCTGGGGGGAATTTGACCTATGAACCTCTATTCATGGGAACGTTGATAATTAGCCAGAATGCTGAAGTACTTGCTTCTGAAGCAATCATGGGGCGTATTGTTCATATTCATTTTTACAAGGATCAACTTAGCAAAGCTAGTCTCTATGCATCTCGCAAACTTTCTAAATATGAACCTGAAAATGTTAGTCAATTCATACTGCAGTGTTTAGCTAAAGAAAAAGACATTTTAGAAGCCTTCAATATAGGCTTTGAAAAATATGATTCTTTACTACATCAAGAAAAATACAACATTCAAAGCTCTCGCATTGTGCATAACCATGCCCAATTGATGTCGTTATTCGACGCAATGTGCCGTCATGTAATTGAAGTTCCAATTCAAATACAAAAACAAGTTATTGAAGAGTTTATCACGATGGCACAAAACCGTGACAAGGTCCTTAAATCTGATCCTGTCATTGTTCAGAACTTCTGGAACACCATTGAAGAAATGGAAGACTCAATCAGGAAAATTGAGAGTCATGACAGTGTGGTAAACCATTCCGCTAAGCCTGACATCATGGCCATCAATTTTGCTCATTTATATAAAGTCGCTGCGGATTATCGATATGCGCTTCCTGAAATAAATGAACTGCAAAATGCTTTGCGCCACAGCTTGCATTATCGCTTTATCGAAGCAAACAAGGCTATCCAAAGCAAAATTACCAATTCAACTAAACGATGTTGGATTTTTGAAAAGCCGACATCACAACGGGATTAATCCCATAACAACTGGAGAGTAACTATGTACCACTTAATCGCTAAAGAAACCCACGGAACAAAAACATGGACTCATGTTTTAGGTAAAAACATTCCTAATGTTCCAATGTCTTTTAGTGTGGATCGAGAGAATCTTTCAATTTCACTTATATTTTTACCACAAAGTGATTTAAAGGAATTTTTTAGAGGTGTTTTAAATTCAAGCTCAAAACTTGTTTTTTCATTTGAAATTAAAAAGGTGGAGGTAAAAGAAACCAATTATCAAACAGTATCAATTTTTAAAGGTATGGATGTCATTCCAGAATCTGGTCGTCAACTTGTTTTACACATGGTAACCGGGCAATTTTTGGCTCCAGCAATCTATAAAGAAAGTTGTGGCCATTTCCATACACCGGGTGGAGATGCACGACCATATATGATTAAAGAATGGGCTTATCAAGATGAGTTAAATCAAGCTTTAGGTCTTGAACCAGTTGATTCTGAGACGTTAGAAAAACTTAACAAACGCGCAGATTCAGATAACCACAATACACGCTTTAACCCGGAGAAAATTTTCGATGCAATAACAGAAGCAATAAGTGAAATTTTCCCTGAAGCAAAAGTTCAAGTACGTAAATCTTAAAAATTGAAAGGCACACATACAGAAGCGGCCACTTCTGTATGTGTCACACAACAACTGGAGAGAAGTTATGCAAAGCGATTCTAACGCACAAATCAATTCAAAAAATAAATTTCCTCATGCTTTGTCTGAGGAAATGTTCAATAACAATGTTGTTTTTAGCAAAATTCTACATGTTCCGACACTGAATGTAGGGCAAAAAGTTAGTGAGGATTTTGAAGAGTTTTTATGGGCCTTAGACTCTCAAAATGCAGATGATTTAATTGAACAGCATCCAAAATTGGAAGGTTTTATTAAAAACGTTCAAAGAAATATGAGTAGGGGATGGTTTGAAGATCACGCAAATGATTTAGCGAATGATCATAGCGACTTTGAATTTTTAATAAATCTTGAAATCGCTATTCCATTTAATTTCCGATTTTCTGAAGACGGGAAATATCTCTCTAATTCTCTTGGTGGCTATTCGCGTCTGCAATGGATCTTTGCAACTAGTATGCAGGATGCAGCAGAGCAAGCGATTAAATTAGCTGAAGAAATTCATGCTGAAGAAGAACAAAAAGCACGTATAGAGCAAGGATTGGAGAACTAAATATGTCTAAATATCATTGCAAATGTGGTGGGCTGATCCTTCCTGACTTTAATGCCTATAAGATCGGTGATGAAATCAATTTCATGATTCAAAAGAGAGAAGGGGCTTTTCAAGGAAAGATTGCTATAAGCCAGAAGGCTCATGAAGGAAGGATTATTGAGATTAAAGATGACGAAATCACAGTAAAAACACGTGTAAGAACCTATGTTCTAAGCCGGTATGAAATTACTCCTAAAGATGCCCCGGGGCCAATTGATTATTTTCGTATAGGTCGATGCCGTTGTAGCTTGGATCAGGAGACTCCGACATGCGTGGTGTAAATAAAGTCATTCTTGTAGGGAGTCTCGGAGCTGATCCTATTACAAGACAATTTCAGAATGGTTCTTCAGTAACAAACTTTTCTATAGCTACTTCAGAAAAGTGGCAGGACAAACGTACTGGTGATTGGATAGAGAATACTGAGTGGCATCGAATTGTGGCTAACAACAAATTAGGAGAAATTGCTCAAAAATTTCTAAAAAAAGGTTCAAAAGTTTTCATCGAAGGCTCTTTGCGTACACGTCAGTGGACTGATCAAAATCAAAATCAATTCACTGTGACAGAAGTAAGGGCAGATCACTTACAAATGCTGGATAGTCTTCCACAAGCAAACCCTTATTGATTTTTAATGAGGAATTTTACATGAATAGAAATAATAATTTGACCTATGGCCAATGGTGGAAATGTGAGGAGAATGTTTTGATCACCATGCTTGAAGACAAAAAACCTGTTCATTATATTGCTGAAGTTTTAACGAGGGACTATCACGGAGTACGTACCAAAATTGAAGTACTTCTTCGTAATGGCCGACTTTCAAAAAACTTGGTGAAAAAGCCTAAAAAATAATCCTCTCAAAAGCACCTTTTGCGCACCTCGTAAAGGTGCTTTTTTACGTCCAAAATTTTGTAAAAAGCTTCAATATCATAGGTAAAAAATGTCAGCAGGACTTGAAATACGGGGAAAATCGTTACGTATTTGGATGCGACCAGTACCCACAGAACCAGTAATTAAAGAAACTTTAGATTGGGAATTTACACCAGAGAATCAAGATAGAGCAGAGAAGTTGGCCAGTTTGATAAAACTGGAAATCCAACTTGGCCAATTTAGTTTGGCCAAACACTTTCCGAACTCCAAACACTTAAAGAAAAATCAAATTAGCTACTATGCGCAACTTTATTTAAGCCAAGCTATTAAAGAGGTGGCTCCTAGTACTTATGATTCGTACAAAGGCCATGTTTATAACCACATTATCCCAAAATTTGGTCAAACTAATCCTAAAGACATTAATACAAATATGCTTAAAAAGTGGATTGAGCATCTAAAGGAGAATTTAAACAATAAAACAGTACGTGAAATTGTTACGCGTTTCTCTCAAATCCATGCGATTTGGCGTGATGAAAGACAAATGCCATATAACCCTTTTGAAAATATCGTAATTCATCAAGTCGATACTCCGGAGCCGGATCCATTCAGTAAAGTGGAAATTGCCATGATTTTAAATACTGAAACTGATCTCGATATTCAAAACCTATTGCCTTGTTTATTTTGGACTGGTCTCTCAATGTCAGAGCAGATCCCGATCGCATGGGAGGATATTGACCTTGACAAAGGGACTATTCAAATTTCGAGATCTTATGTCCGGGGAATTTACCGGGTGACTAAAAACAGGCGAAGAAAGCGGAGAATTAAATTACTTGAACCGGCAATTACTGCGTTAAAAAAACAATACCAGCTCACTGGCAATGCCCGTGCTAAAACAATTGAAGTACTTCAGCGTGACAATAAGACAAAGCGAACCGAAAAGGTCCGTTTTGTATGGATCAATCACGAACGGTCGAACCACTTCGAATATCATGAATTACGTTATCGTTGGAATAAACATTTAAAGAAAGCAAAAGTACGTAAACGTGGGATCAATCAGGGTCGTCATACGTTTGCAAGTCAGCTTCTAACGTCTGGCCAAGTTCCTCCAGAATGGATTGCTGAGCAGCTTGGCCATAGTGATACATCCATGATTTACAAGCATTACGGTAAATTGATTGCTGAAGACATGCCGGACTATATTACGAAGCTAAACAACTACATCATGATGTAA